GCTCACAAGCACGGTTGCATCATCGTCGCCTGCGGCGGCTATTGCCTTGCCTGTGTATGTATTGCCGACAGATGTGGTCGTAACAACTTCGTTTACCGTATCCCAGTAAACCTTTGCGCCTGCGGTAATCGCTGAGCCGGTTGTCGTGTCTTTGGGAAATTCCATAACACCGGCAATCTGTAGCGAACCATAGCCGCCAGCCGCTATTGCATTCGTAGTAACACCGACCAGCGTGCCCTGAACGACAACCTGACCGGCAGCCAAAGCTGAAGCAGAGTAGTAATCAACTACGCCATTCCAGCCATCCTGCTTATTTCTAACTATGTGACTCATTGTAATATTTCCTTTCGTAACTTAAAAAGTTAGTTTACACCAGTCATTTTCACAGCACCCTGATAATCAATATCACAGATACCGTAATCAAAATACATTCTCCAGCCCTTGCCAAGAACATTACCCGGCAGAGCGGCCTCTTCAACGGTCGGGGTTTCGCGGCCGTTGAGATACGCAATACCAAACGCTGCGATATTCGCAGGGTCGGCCATAAGATACCAAGCAGTCGAACTGGAATCTTGCAGCCAAGGCGCCACAACAACTTCAAACATTCCAGCGTGATTGTTGCCGCTTGCATCGGTCTTCGATGTGCTGGTAACGCCAGTTGCAATCAACGGCATCGGGTTCATTAAGCGACGTGCGAGGCTTGACAACGCCGGGGGCACAAGCAGAATCGACGGCTGAACAGCGATATAATTGGCGTTTGCGTCTTTCAGGGTCTGGAAAGTTTCAACCGCTTTGTCAAGGCCAGCAACGCCAAGAACGTAGCCTGCGCCTGCTACAAGGTTAGCGTGGCCAGAGCTGAAAAGGCTGTTGCTATTGGCGATAACGTGCGCCCAGAAATCTTTTTCCAGCTTTGTTGCAGCGTCGCGTCCGAGCTTTTCAGGAACCTGCATAAACGCACCAAGCGAATCATTCACGATATCCTTGCGGCCTATCGTTATCATCTCTCCGATTGTGCCAACGCTGTACGTGTAGCTCGTTTCCGACATGTTGCCGTCTTTGATTTCGCCATTATCGTTTACGCGTTCCGCAGTGCCAGTGCCATAAACACGCACGCCAGTCTGCGTCTTGAAGTCGTTGGCAACAAGCTTGCGAGATACTCGCTTGCATACACCAAGATTAGAGTTGAACGCACCCATCAAGGTCTTGTTCATGGTGTTGTTAAGCAGAACGCTAAACGTATTCGTTGACCATGCGGCCTGCAACCATGCTTCGTGCGAGGCAGAAATATCAGGCACTTCTACGCCATCAATCTTGCAAGCGTGAGCAATCAGGGCTTTAAAGCCAAACGATCCACGTGTAAGATTATCAGCACCCTCAAGCGTCTGCTCATCATAAACAGGCTTGCCGTTTCTTTCCATTGCTTCGATGTCCAAGCCTGCGGCCTTGCAAGCTGCGGCTTCCAAAATTTTCTTGTCCATTTTACTGTCCTTTATATGAACTTTGGGAGCGGCAGGCCGCTGCGCCCTCAATATCTCCAACTCGGCCTGAACGACAGGCCATGACTCTTTAATCGCTTCGGCCTTAATACTAGCGATTTTTTCTACATTACAATTTTCCGAAGCTTCAATCGCATTGATTGAATCTATGCGGGCTTTTTCTGCTGCAACAAGGTCATCGGTTTCCTTGTTTTTTGCTTCCAATTCAGCCTTTTCTGCGGCCTCTTTTTCGGCTTGCGCTTTAACTTCTTCCTGTTCTTTTTCGTATGACGCTGTAAGGAATACTATCTGCGCCTCCGAAAGCGAATCAGTCTCGAAGCCTTGCGCCTCAATCCATGATTTCAATTCAGGTTTCATTTCATGCTCCTGCATTTTCGCTGCCAGAGTTGCAGACGTGTCATCATCTGCGCCCAGCGAGACGAAAGATATCTCTTTGAGAGTTGAAGCCCTTGCAACATACAAAGGCCCAGTAAACTCTCTACCGTTTACATTTACTTTTTCATTAGCTTTAACTTTTTCGAGTTTCTGTTGATTAACTTTTGCGCCGATAGAAATCTGCCACGGAAAACCATTGCGGGCATCGGCTGTAATCTGATTTGCAATTCCAGACGTGCCGCTAATTATGCCCATGACTTCAAGCTGGCCATTCAGCTTGGTTATATTTGCCGTATGACCTACGCTTGCAGTTCTATCATGATTGAACAAAATAGGGCGAGATTTACCGGTTAGGTCTAGGCCGTCAAGGTCAACAACAACCGGCAGGCCGAATCCAACATCCATCTGATTACCTGTATAAGCAGTCATACGAAACTGCGGAAGTTTCGTTTCGCTTTTATCCGAGGCTTCAAAATCAAAAACAGCTTCCGCTGTCAATTTGATATCATTCGGCATCGCGTGGTTTTTCAGCTTCATCTTTTTCTTCCTCTATAATCTTCTTGCCCGGGTTTGGGTCTATAGTCGTTCCAAACTTATCCGACAATGCTTTTTCCATCGCTAACATTTCAGCTTTTTCAGCGTAATACTGCTGCATTTGCTTACGCCAATCCTGCCCTTTCTTGCCATATATCTCCGCTAATGTGGTGCTTTTCATCTCATATTCTGTGGAGTTTGCGTTTGCTTCTTTCGTCGGGTCTACATGCTCCGGGCCGGGCCAGAAATATTTATGGTCTGCCGGGTCATACATTTCTGCTCCACGCGGGAGATAATCTGATATGAGTATTGCCTCTTGATACCATTCGTAAAATATCTTATCAAGTACGTTTTCTTCGCACGATACACGCTCAACGCCAATATTAAGCCAAAAGTCCTGATGGTCAAGACGGCCTGACGCATAGTTATAAGAGCTAGAGTTCCCAGCAGCGACGTTATAAGGCACGTTTAAGCAACGGGCAATCTCATTGATAATCTCATGTTTAAAGTCGTTATACGCCGTTACTGGCTGCTCTGCTTTAAGCTGAAAAGGCTTTGTGCCTGTCGGCAATATCGAAAGCGTATTCCTTTGCAAAGCAACTTCGCTAAACGGAGCGGCTTCAGCTTCCGATTCTGTATCACCATCAACATCATTCGCAGGGGTTTCAAGATACAAAGATTGAGCGGCTGCTATTTCTGCTGCGCCGATTGTAGCAAGGGTATATCTACGCAGATAAGCGAACAACGGTAAAGCGGGCGTAAATTCGGGGATACCTCTATGCTGCCCCGGCCTGTCAGCGTTAAACCAGTGACACATAAAATTTGCATCAACAGTTTTCCAGATACTTGCTTTTAGGCCAAGAGAATCCGATTGCTCAACTTGATACGCTATCGGGTTTCCGTATTCGTCAATCTTTACGCCGTCAACATTATCGTCAGCAAGGAATCCGTAGTTCGCACCATTAACCCAATCGCATTCAATCGGGATAATGTCCAGTTTTACCATATCTTTGATACGATTATTGGTAATTATCTGGCAGAAAGCCTCGCCATCCGTAGCCTTTGCCATCTTAAGGGTAATCAATTTCTGTGAGAGCTTGACAGTTTTCGCCCATTGCATAAATCTTTTTTCAACGGCATCCGCAAGGTCGGCATCATCCCAAAGCAACTGTAAACGCGGTCCTGTGCCCATCGTATAATTTGCCAGGGTTTTAGCCAGACCTTTGGCATAAGTATTGTTTTCACGTTCATAGCGGGAGCGATTGCGGAGAGTTTGACGGACACCAGACGAATTGACTTCATCGGCCGTGAGCGAATTTACATATTGCCAATGGTTTTTATTCTCAGACGTGGTTTTCTCTGCGTCATAAAAAGCACGAATAGCAACCTTTTGCACTTGGCTATTGCCGGTGCTTTTCGGTTTGCTCTTTCCAAACCACCACATTTATACCGCCCCCGGTGTAACAAGTGTGACTCGGCGAATCCCTATCCCGTTTGCTCGCGTCTTTAGTTTAGGGTTTGCGAAATTTGCGGCGGCTATTTGGTCAGGGATACTATGCTGCTCCGCCGAGCCACTATCGCCAGACACCTTTTTGGGTGCAGTAGAATTTGTTAAAATTGTTTCTGCTTCATCGCTCATATTATCAAATGTAATATAAGCGATATAAAATACAAGTACAATTTTGTCAAGTTTTTAAATCGATACTAGATATGGTATTTTTTCTTTTTCGGCTTTCTTCGGTGTGAAAGTTTTTACCACAAACGCTGCATTTTCGATAGCGAATTATTTTATGAAAGTAGTTTTTTGTCTTGTACACTTTGCTTTCATTATGCCCGCAATCGGGGCAATCAATACCGGTTTCCATCATGATACGTCCTTTCATATTTTCAAATGTTCTGGAATAGACCATTTTTTCTTAACCTTTTTCTGCTTAAACTTTCGCTGTGCGTCAATAGCAAGGCCGGAATGGCTCGCTGCAACAGCACATCCGACCAGGCAGTCGAACCAGTGGTTATCACGGTGCGGAGGATTAGACCAGACATCTACTACCCGGCCTTTCGCTTCAACTCTGGTGAATGATTCCGCCGCCAAGTGTTCGCTTAATAGCCCGTGTTCATCCGGCGAATTGCCGTACAAGGCAATAGAACCGATTGAACCTATGCCGCAAGTTAAACGGGGGTATACAAAACTTTTCCAACGGTTTGTGTCAATCTCAATATATCGCAGGCCGGTTGTAGCTTTCGCTGGGGGAACTCGCCAATTATGACCGATAATCTGCCCAGCCGCCGGTTTATATTCGCTGTACGGCTTTGACGTGGCTGTCATTGGCATACCCCAGCTTGGCATGACAGCGTTGTTTTTAGCCCGCTTTATGGCGTTCTCAACAGCATTGTGCTTGTAGCCTCGGTCAATAAACATCTTGGAAACTTGGAACTTGCCACCCCCCTCTGAATAATATACTTTCCGCATAATCTCGTTTATAATGGCCTCTACGCCCTGCATGATAACGCTATCGGTATCGCCCTGATATTTAGATGATAAGGTCACTGGGGGCTTGCTTTGCGTGAAATACTGTCGTCTCTGGTCAGGCCATGTACCGTATTCAACAACCTGCCCGCCAAAATTTGAATCCCACCCGCAAACCATCCAAAACAAAATCTCATCGTGAACGTCGCAATACGCGGTAAGCATGTTGCATGTATTCGGTACAATACCCCGCTTAATTCCGGTGAAACGCCTTGCAACTTCCCCGGCGTTCACCCGGCAGTTTTCCTCGTCGGATACAAACGGCTGCTGCTGATATTCAGGCCAGAACGTTTCCTCGCCGTCGTCAATCAACGCATTGTAAGCGTGCTGAATTGCGGAGATTTCACATTCTTCATCATAGCAATATTCCCAAGTTACCTCCGCCCCGGCATCGGCAAATACCCGGTTCGCCTGATATAATTCGTTTGATTCGACAATCGCCGCCTGCCGTGAAGCTGGGTCGTCGGGGTCATAGGCTTTTCGCACATCGGCATATTTCGACATCCAAAAATCATCATGAGCATCCGCGAACTTCTTGATAATCGGTATCCGCTCGCCCTGCCAGCTTGGTTCTTTCGCCGATAGGAAATGTTCTACAACGTCATCGGCTTCAATCACCGTAGCATTCATGCAAACCGCAATCGCCTTTTTGTGGCCTGCGCCTTTAAGAATCGATGACTTGATACGGTTAATAAGTTTTCGCCTCCGCTCGACAGACGCTGCGACTTCCTCATCCTGAGGGTCGTCAA